ACCAGAGAGGGAGTGAATCCAAGCGAGATAGCCTGATATTTCCCGGAGGCTTTCACGCCGTCGCCGATGTAGGTTCCAGTCACGCCGGAAAAGCCGGATGTCACGGAGACGATGTTCCTGATGTATTCATCCAGCCCAACGATCTCGCTTGCGTTGTGAGTGTGCGCGGAAGCAGCGGCGCCGATCTTGTTGCAGGTGATGCCGTGGGGATTGTTCGCGGCAAGGTGAGAGATCAGGACGTTGATTGCCTTTTTAACCTTCCCCATGAATGTCACCATCATTTCACCGCTTGCCGGTTCCTCCAGCTTCGTGGCGATACTGTATACGATCTCCATGTCGGAAGGGGCCACATTCACCACGTTTCCGAGCCCGATCTGCTCCTTCGTAACGTGGTGCGGATTCTCGTTCTCGCGCATATGGGTCTGCAGCTCTTCTTTCGTGGCAAACAGGCTTCCTTCGCCGATCACGGCGGTGATAGTTTCCACATCGTCAACGGCCACCAGCGCGGTGATGCTGATTTCCACGGTACAGCCGGACGTATGCGCCGGAATATAGTCATACTCGTCTCCGGCGTGGGCATAAGCGTAAAGGACCTCTGTGCCGCTGGAATCGGCGGCATAGATGCCGGTCTCCTTCCAGTTGAAACCCGTCGTCACGCCGCTGTTATCGAAAGTCGCAGTCAGAGACACCATGTCGCTCCCTTTGGAGAAGGAGCTGATATCGATGCTCAGCTTCGGGTCGATCAGGTCAGTCAGGAGATCCGTGTACTCCGGCGCATTCGGAGATTCGATGTAGGACGATTCCGTGATGAGAACCATGATCATCCCGTTGAATTCGTACAGCTCTTTGTGAAGCGTGTCGTACCACAAATCACCGATGCTCGGGCTGTCGGGCTGAGCCGCGGAGCGCATCAGCGTGTTCGCGCTGACCACCCAGCCTTCGACGTACTTTTTCAGTGCTACGCCGCCCTGGGTCTCATACTGCCAGAGATCGCCGTTGACAGGCGCAACGGGCTCGTCCATGTAGATCGTCTCGCTGTCGTTTTCCCACGCAAGCACGTACCGATAAAGGTATCCGTTGGACGTGTTATACCAGAGGTCACCGGCAGACGGCGCTTTCGGAACGATGGAGCTGTAGGAAACCTGCCCGGAATAAGCGTTCCAGCTGTAGGCATAGACCTTCAAGGCGCTGTTCGCGGTGTCATACCACCAGGCGCCGACGATGGTGCCGGACGGAGCAGAGCTTCCGTAAGTGAATGCATGGGACGTATCATTGACCCAGTTCACCGCATATACCTTCAGCGCGGAGGCCGTAGTATCGTACCACCAATCTCCGAGCGTGGGGCTTTCCGGTTCTGCGGCAGCATAAGCAAAAGGCTGTTCGCTGGCCACCCAGGAGGTGGTGTCGCTGTCGTATTCCTTGATCGCCTCGTTTTCCGTGTCATACCAGTAATCGCCGTCGTTCGGGCTTTCGGGAGCTGCCGCAGCGACGGTGAGCGTCGCATCGCTTTCCGCATCCCACGCGCCACGGGCGATCTTCATAACCGAGTTTGCGGTGTCGTACCAGTATTCACCCAGGCCCGGGCTACCCGGCGCTACCGCTGCCACGGTAAGCGTCGTGTCGGTTTCCGCCTGCCATTTGTTGCCGTAAACGTAGAGAACGCCATTGGCGGTATCCACCCAGTAACTCCCCAGCGTCGGGTTTGCAGGTGCGGAGGTCCCGGCGTGCACATTGACGCCCAGCTCCGTGCTGGCAAGCCGCCAGGAGTAGGAGTACACTTTGAGCAGTCCGTTGTTGCTGTTGTACCACAGGCTACCCTCTGTTGCTCCGGACGGCTGAGCCCCGTTTGTATAGGGCCTGGTATCGGGTCGCCACTCGGCGGTATAGATGTAGAGCTTGCTGTCCGAAATGCAGTACCAATAATCGCCGACGCGGGGATTGCTCTTATAGTCGCCGCTGCCGATCTTCATTCTCGTGAAGTTGATGGTGTCGCCGGAGAGCGCCCGGATCAGCAGGCCGCGTCCGGCGTCAGTCAGTCTTGGGGTAAGGTTCATGACTTCTCCTTCCTATTCTGCATCCAGCAGAACATTGTTGTCCTCATCCAGAAGCGTGTCTCCGTTTTCGTCCACAAGCCAGGACAAGCCGGATATTCCGCTGCTTTCGCAGGCGGTCTCTGTGATGGTTTTATCCGCGTGGACCGCCACGCCGAAGTGCAGGTTCATCATTCCGGTTTCCTGGGCCATCACAGCATCCAGGAGCGCGCTTTCCCGCTTTACGATGTCCAGAAGCCGGAGGAAGGAACTGTACCCGGACAACGCTTCATCAGGCGTCAGGCCGGACACGCGGAAGTGATGCGGCTTCCCGCTGTAATCGAACCATTCCTCTACGCGGCCTGCGCCGAATGCGGCCTGCACCGCCAGATTCATAGCCTCCGGCGTTCCGAGAATCCGGTGGATGCGCCAGGAGTCTTTCAAGCTCTGCCGCTTCCGCTCCAGCGGCCAGCTTTTGTCCCACCAGTCCACGGCAAAGTCAACGGCGAGTATATCAAGCAGGTCTTCGGGGAGTTCGTCGATCCTTGTGTAGATCTTCTCCAGCTCGATTTCATCAAGACGGACTACCAGAGCCTCGGTGATCGCAACCGCCAGAGCATGCATCCGTCCATCTTCGGCAAGCACAGGAGGGAGCTGGGCGAGAATAGATTCCGCATTATAGCCGTGAGCCTCATTCATTCTCAACGCCCCCGTTCGTGACCGTGGTCGAGCCAACGACGGCAATCTGAGGAACGTGCTGGTCGCTGCCGTCGTGCAGGGCGGAATAGGTCGGGCTCGTCACGACCACCCGCTTGATGCCGGTCTGCATGAGGAGCCCGATCAGATAGCTGGGATTGATGTCACGGCCCAGTCGGGCGCACTGCCACGCCTTGTATTCCGAAACAGCGGCCTCAACCGCCGCCTGGATATCCGGGGCGCTGGACGTGGAATTCTCCGGGATGTAGTAGGTCAGGTTGATGTTGTAGCTCACCGTCTCCGGATCGGAAACCGTAACCAGGTCAGAAAGAGGCCTGACGCTCTCGTCATTACACGCAGCCAGCACCGCGCTCTTGACTTCCGTTCCGGCAATCGTACCGTCATCCATGAGAACATAGATCGCAACCCGGCCCGCTCCGGTCAGTTCGATCTCCACATCAACCTGCGTCTCGCTGGCCAGCGCCCCATCGGAAGCCACGGTAATGGTCAGCAGACCATTCGCATAGCTCACGGAGTAATCCGTGGTGATGGTCGCCGCCGTGGTGCTGCCGTGAGGGTAAACTTTCAGCGTGTCGGTATCCAGTTCATCCCCGCCGAGGAATGCGTATTTTCTGCCGGACAGCTCATAAAGCGGGAGCTCTTCGGTTCGGGTCATCCTTGTGCGCACGGCTTTGACGTCTGCGATCTCGGTGCTGACAGACTTGGCAAGGTATTCGTAGGCATGGCGAGGGCCTGCCGTGCTGTATGCGTACATGCTGGATTTGAGGAGATCGTAGAGCTCATCATCCGTTGCGGCATCCGCGCCTCCGCCGCTCTCCGTCGTGTTTGCGCAGCCGGAATAATAATCGTACACATCCACGATGGTGTTGATCTGACCGGCCGCGTAGCCGTTGCCAACCGTTCCGGATGTCTGGCAGCGAACGGGCACGTCGCAATAGGTGTTCCCGATGGCGACATACGCGGCTTCCACGGTCTCCCAGTACAGCTTCTGCGAAGCGTCGGTTACTCGGGTTCCCGCGGGGATCAGGATTGCCGAGGTCTGCGCCTCGGAGATCGAAAAGCGGACACTGCAGGCAGCGGGCTTTGCGGCTGGCCGATTCTGCGCATAGTAAAGTTCCGCCAGTGCATCAAGGTTTTCTCCCACGGCACGGGACGGGAGATTCTGGTTTGCGGCGTAGTTCCCGTTCACCCGCTCTGCCAGGATCACCGACGCCACCCACTGGATCATCAGTCGTTCCGGGCTTGCAGGCATGACCGTCTCTCCAGTCATTGCCTCATATCGGGCGATCATCTGCGCTTCCAGTTCCGAGGTGTCGGTCGGGATGAATTCGTACTCCGTGTTTCTACTCATCGATGATGTTCACCTCCACTTCCGGGGACAGGATTCCATGAGCATCCTGATTGAATTTCACGGACACCAGCTCCGCCCTCGGCTCAAATCTTTGGATAGCCTCTCTGATCTCGACGATCATGGCCGGCGCCGCCGCGTTCATCGGGCGGTCAACGAATTTCATAGGCAGGCCGAACTCCCGGAAAAGCGGGACGTCGCCCTGCCTCGTCATGAGAATGACGGCGATGTTCTGCAGAATGGATTCAACGCGGTCCGGCTCGTTGAGTCTGATCCCGGATTTCCGCGATGCAGATACGGTGTAGGACATTCAGCCGCCTCCTTACCAGTAGATGTACTCTTGCAGGCTGACGGTGACTTTGCATTGCGTGACGTCGCCGTTGCCGTCGAAATACTGCGATTTCATAGTGTGCTTCGTGATGACCCAGCGGTACTTCCCGTAGGCTTTGTTCCCCAGCACGAAAGAGAGAGCCGTCCCTGCGCGCTCATAGGTGAAGATCTGCGCAATGACGGTCTGCGGATTGACACCGAGGTAGGCCGAGAGAATCATGTCGAAGCTGATGGTGTCTGCGCCCATGCCGGTGAATTCGGACATGGCGTGGTATCCGTGCCGCTTGTGCGTAGCATACGATGCCGATCCTCCCCAGCTCAGGTTGTTGAGGGTCTTGACGGTATCGTCCGACACCTGAAAGACGATATCCCCCAAAGCTCCGAGTACCATTATCCGATCCCTCCCACAATGAAGCCGTCAGAGTTGAATACCGGCAGATAGATAACGAGAACCTTGGCATTGACCACAGGCATCCACTGATTGATTGTGAGGCCGTGTGTATGGCTTTCATACGCGGAGTATCCGCTACCACCGCCCTTTGCTCCCGTCTGCTGTGTCTGGTTATAACCGGGTATAAAGGGGCGATTATCCAGCACATAGAGCCAGCCCGACGTGAAGCCCTCGCCCTGGAACTTCACGCGCGCCATGTGCTTCGCGTTGTCCACGTCCGTCACGATCCCGACGCGCACCAGGCCGGACAGGATTTTATCATAGTCCACACCGGACATTCTTTCTTTGTGTCCCATCAGTAACCCTCCAAAACGCGCCGGGCGTTGATGACGGTGGTGTAGCCGCTGGAGCCCACGGAGTGCTTTGCCTGCGTGATGATATACTTCCCGTCCCATCCGCCCCAGTCCTCCATCTGGATATTGACCCCGGCGACGAGCCGAGTGTCTCCCGTCATGGTGAGCTGGACGGTCCGGGCGAATTTGTTGTGCAGCCGGAGGTTCTTCTCGGCCAG